CTCACTCAGTGCCTCCGCCTTCGGCAGGCCCGGCAGAATCGAGCGCAGCGCCAAAACGATCTCTGGGAACACCGCGAGATCGTGCGTCAGCCCCTCGATCTTGCTCGCCAGCAGCAGGTCCGGCTTCATGGCGGTGTTGTGGCTGGAGCCCAGCTTCATCAGGCTGCGGCCGAGCTTCGGGGCTAACGTAAACCCTGTCTTGCTCGGCACGAACACGCAGCTGCAAAAATCAAGCCGCGCGTCGTAGAATGCCCGTGCGCCGCTGGCCGCGAGCTCGTATTCAATCCCCACCTGTTTGCTGCGCTCAGCAAATTCCTCAAAACTCTTGCAGCCCTGCACGCTGTCCAAAATCACTGCCAAGCCGCAGATCGTGTTCCAGTACAAGGTGTCGGCATCTCCCGAAGCCACGTCTCCAATGACGCTGAACTTCACGCGCGACCCCTGGAACTTCCCGCGCCTGTCGACCAGCCGGTCCAACATGCGCACCAGTGCAGGATGCATCCCTATCTTCAGCAGGTGGGCCTTCTTCAGCCCCAGCAGCTCCGGCCCCACGTGTGCGTCCCACCGCGAGGCGTCTATGGCGTAGACCTTCCGATCCCAAATGATGTAGCCGTCGTCACCACAGTCCACAATCCCGTTGTCCCCGGACTCCTCAATCATCCGTATGATGTCCGCCACCTGCGCCTTGGTCCTTCCAAACGCTGCACACAGGCGCCAACCTAGCACCTTCGACTCTGCGCTGCCGTCGAGGACCATCGCAGCCCTCTCCCCCGCAGCAACAAAGAATGGGCCCACCGCCGCCTGGATCTCGTCCGCGCTCGCTTGAATGGTGCGAGGGTCGGCGCAGGCTATTTTCCACAGAACACCCTTGCCCTGGATGAACTTGTCCGGCTGCATGAGATTCGCCTCGTGCTTCAGAAAGCAACTGCGCATGTCCCAGTCGTGCTGCGCCCCCAGCAGCTTGCTGTCGAAGAACGCGAACCCGAGTATTGACAAAACCACGAGCGCGCGCGTGTAGCGTGCGCGCTTCATCGGTGGGAACTTGTTAGCCCACTTCTCCGAGTCAATGGCAGTCACGCCCCCCATCTTTGACGAAATCTTACCTATAATGGATTCCATCCCCATGAGGCTGCGCACCACCCCGGGTGTCTCCTTGAGC